CCCATTCAGCCAACAGGTTTTGCACGACATCCCCCGTAATCACGCTGGGGTCGATGTAGCCCGTGGCCCGTACCTGGCGGGAGGTGCCGCGCTTGATAAAGGTCACGGTCCCGAAGGTGGCATCCCGCTCCTTGCGCGAGTAGGACAGGATAGAGGATTCCACCCCCCATTCGATACAGGACAGGACGCGCGCCATGCCGGCGCAGACCAGCCCCAACTTGGCGGGCGCCGTGGTGATGTTGCGCTCCAGCGCAATGGCGACGGACATGACGCTGCCCTTGGCTACGGCGGGGCTGATGGCGAGATTGGCGGTACGATAGGTGGACCCGTAGGCGGTGCCGGCAGGGAGCAAGCTGGTGACCACGGCGGACCGTGCCACCCCGTCATCGGTGACGGTGGCGGTGAGGGTTTTGACGTTGATCAGGCCAGCAAAACAGAGGCGGTCCACGTCCTCTGAGCAGACGATGGTGATGGTGAGGGTGGGATCGACCAGGTTGCCGCTACTGTCGTAGCCCTCCAGATAGGTGTTGCCGAGGTAATCGGTCGCGGCCCAGGCATTGCTGGCGCCAAGATCCAGCCAGCGCGCGGCAATGGTTTCGTCCGTTGACTGCACGGCATCTGATGGGCGTAGGGTATTGTCCCCGGAGCTGATGGCAATGGCGGCGATATAGTCGTGATTGTCCGCCGCGTCATAGACGGCCTGATTGAGCACGACGGCGGCGCCGGAGGACCAGGCCGGATAGGCGGATAGCCGGACGTTAGTCGTGTAGGTGTACCCGCCCGATGTCGAGGAGGGTCCGAGATCATCCCAGTAGGTGGTGGACCACCACCAGGTGTAAACCGTCTTTCCGGGGGCGTTACTGGTGCTGGAGGTATGGGCGATCTTGCAGCGGAAATCGCGCCAAACACCGGTGCTGACCTCGTAGCGGCGCACATCTCCCACCGCATAGGCCGTTGACACTGCCCAGGCGGAATAGATGTAGGTGGGGCTGGAGCCCGTGTAGGCGAGACCCGATTCCAGGGGGACGATCACTTCCATCAGGCGACCCTCAGTAGCACCTCGCCGTCACGGCTGGGCGGCATGCCGTCGTTGTCAAATTTGCGCAGACGCTCGTCGATTGACTTGAGCGGCGTTACCTGGGCGGTGCCGATGGCGGCGAGATCGGCCCGCAGTCCCGCGATTTCATCCCGCAGGCCCTGGAAGTCGGCGCCGTTGTTGGCGTCACCCATTACCGGCCCCGTGGCGGCACCTGGATTCAGCCAATCCAATTTTGTCAGGATATCGTCGCTATTGATGACCAGCTTATCGATGCGCTCCAGTTGGGCATCCCGCCAGTCGCTGACCATCTCCGCTTGTTTATCGAGGGCATCCAGGCTCTGCTGATAATAGTCGTCCAGCATTTCCGCCTGCTTGTCCAGGCTTTCCACGGTCTTTTCGGCCCAGTCCACCTTGTCCCCGGCTAATCCTTCCAGGACCAGCAGGTTGGCGTAATCCGTTTGCTTGGACAGGCGATAGGCGCTTTCCGAGGCAAAGTCGTTGGCGCTCGTCCGGGAAATGGTGCCCAGCGCCCGGTCCAGGGCCTCTTGCTCTGGCAAGGTGCCGGACGCGGCCCAGGCGGCCATCTGGCGTTGGGCGCGGATGCGGGAGAACTCATCCACGGGCTGACTGCCCCGGATAGCGTTTAGGGCCGACTGGATGCTGTTGAGCAGGCCATTGGCGGCGCTCAGGGCCTCGTTGGCGGCGTCGCGTTGCTTGGACAGCGCCTCCATTTGCGCCTGGTGGGCCTCGTCCAGGGCCTCGCGCTCGGCCTGAATGGCGTCCATCCGGGATTGGTATTCGTCCTCTACCCGCTTGCGCTCCTCGTCCTTGCGCTTTTCCAGCGCCCGCTGCTCGTCTTCCAGGGCGTAGATGCGCTTGAGAATCCAGCGGTTGCTCTCGTCGATGGCATCCATCTCCCGCTGGCGTTGCAGGGCCAGGACCTCTTCATCCTTGCCCATCAGTGTCAACAGCCGGATATTGAGGTCCATCTTTTCCGAGGCGATGCGGGCGATGTCGTCAAAGACCTGCTCGAAATCCTTGGCGAACTTGATGAGCTTGGCGCCAGCGTCACCGCCGGCGTCTTCCAGTTCGGCGATGGCGCGGATAAATTCCGCGATGCGCTTGGCGTCAAAAATGTCTCCGGTATAGCCAGCGTCACGCAGCACCTGTTCGGCCTGCATGATGCGGTCATGGGATCCGTAGGGCGTCGGGTCTAGCTGCTCAGCAAGATCCAGCAGGTTGAGGCGTTGCGCGGCCAGCTTCTCGGTCAAATCGACGACGTTATCCCCCACGTCGCCAAAGAGCGTCTTTAACTCATCCAGATAGGACCCCAGTACCGCCATCTGCTCGATCGTCAGCCCGCCGCTTTCATACAGCTTCAGCAGCTCGTCGCGGGTGTTCGGAAGCTTGACCCCCATATCCTCGAAGACCTGGGTAATGCGCTCCAGGGCCAGCTTGGTCTTGTCCGCCGGGGACAGCCATTCCACGAAGGCATCCATGCCATCGAACAGCACATCGAACATGGGCGACAGCTTCATCAGCTCGGCAAACAACTCGCGCCCGGATTCGGTGGTGAGGTCCAGCCCCTTGATCAACGCCGTAAACTCGTCGCGCGTGGCGGGTATGATCTGCTCGGCCTCCCCGAAATCAAGATCCTTCCAAATTCGATCGATCTGTTCCATGGCCGCGCGGGCCTGGATGGCGAACAACTCGCCGGCGTGCTGGAAATTCTGGCCAAAAAAGGCCAGCGCCTGGATGGTGACATCGATGTTGCCGAAGGAGTCGGCCAAATCCTCCGCCATCTGAATCAAGGCGGTGCCGGACAGGCCCTCGATGGCGGTGGTGGTGATGGTGGCGGCGTATTCTAATGCGCTAACTTCCGCCGCGATGCGGGCGAGGGTCTGGGCCGCGTTCTCGCCATCGTTTGAGAAGGCGGCGACATAGCCACCCAGAATGCGGATGTCGGCGCCAAACTCGCCGGTGAGACCCAAGGCGGCGCCGATGTTGGTATTCCAGGCCTCGGCTGCCAGGGTATAGGCGGCCGCGGCCTGCATGGCCACCTGCACCTGGGTGGCCATCTCCTCGGCGGTGCCGGTGAGGTCCCCGAGGGCGTATTCAAAGGCCACCCCCAGATGCTCTCCGGTAATGGCGGCCTGATCGGCGATCATGTCGATGATGCCCTTGAATGCCGAGGCCACGTCCTCGTTGGCGGCCAGGCGCATGACGCCGTCCTGTGTCCAGTTTTCCGCGGCCGCTTTCTCCAGCCCGGCCTTGATCTTGGCGGAGAGGTCCTTACCAAAGAAGTTTTCCAGCATCTTGGTGATATCGGCAAAGGCTTGGTAGGTATCCTTAAACTCCGACGCATCCATGTTTTTACTGCCGTTGTCCGACAGGCCGAAGGTCAGTCCGAATCCACCCTTGGCGTAATTGTCAGGGCCATTTTCCCAGTCCTCCAGCCCGCGCGGATTGTTGCCGACCGTGGCCGACCATGCGCCATAACGGGGTTCCTGATCGTCGAAGAATTTGGAGATGGCGAATCCGGCGATGGCCAACAAGGGCGCCAGATAGGGCATGGCCACGCCTAGGCCGGCCGCCATGCCCGAGGCCGTGCCACTGGTGGCTCCGGCCCAGGCGAAACTGAGCGCGGTTCCGGCCGTACCCGAGAACATCGAGGAGAATCCCGCCGCCACACCCTCCAGGAAGGTGGACCCCAGAGACCATGCCGTCGAGAACAGGGAGGTGATGTTGCTCGGTCCGACCAGATTGGATGCGGCGCCCATGGCACCGGTGGCACCGGTGGCCCCGGCGGTGCCGCCTAGTAATGAGGTCGTGATCCCCACCACGATGGGCTTGAGCAGCATCTGGTAGGACACCTCGGCCAGCCACTTCAGCATCATTTCCTTGAGGCTATCCAAGGTGGAGCGAGTACCGGTAATAAGATCCTCCCAAAGGCCCGAAAAGGTATCATCGATGCGCCTGACGGCGTTGGTCCACATCTCGGCCCAGACCTTGCCGGAGGCGCTGTTGGCCTGCTCTTCCTTGGTGAGGTTGGCTAGTGCCACCCTGGCGCCTTCGGCCTTGCTGCCTCCCTCTTCAATGATGCGATTCAGTTCTGCGCGATCGGCGGCTAGCTTGCGCGTTTGGGCCCCTTCGCGGTCATATTCATCGATCAGGCGCTGGGCGGCGGACCCAGAGCCCTCATAGGCGTCCTTGATTTTGGCGATGGCCTGAGCGTACTCGGCAGCGGTGATATCGCCCTTAGCCTGGGCCTTGTCGAGGATGGCCGTCGCCTTGGCCAGGTTTTCCGCCTCGGCGCGCGCGGGCAGGAATCGCGCAATCAGGCTATTTAATTCTGATTCATATTTTTTCGCCTCGGCGGCGGCGGAATTGTGCGCTCCACCCGCTTTTTTGATGGCGTCCGCGTGCTTACCTACGCCAACAGCGCCTTTTTCATGAGCCGATGTCGTCAATTTAACCTGACGTTCCAGTTTGGCTTCATCCCCCACGGCGCGCGCAAACTCCGCATCAAGATTAGCCTGCTCCTGGCGATGCCGCGCGGCGGCATCAACGGCGTCTAAGCGCGCCTGAGTCTCGGCACGGATACCGGCAATTCTGGCCTGAGTGCCATCATCAGCGCCACCGCTACCCCCTCCACCAGCGATATCGGGTATTTCGGAGGCGATATTCAACAGACTGGCGATTTGCTGGCGGACATAAGCCATGCCCGCTCCCACCAGCTCCTGAATCCTGCTCATCGCCGTGGCGGTGTAGGATTGCACATCCGCCCAGGCGGATTGCGCGGCAGGAGGGAGCATGTTCATGCCAGAGGTAAAGTAGGTGGTTAGCACGTCCACCTCGCCGTTGATGATGATCACCGCCTTGGTGAAGTAGTCCGGCATCGCTAGGATGGTATCCCCCAGCGACAGGGCCTTTTCCTTGATCACGTCCCAGAAGGGTCCTTGCTCCTCGAGGGCCAGGGTGCCATCCCGAATGACTGGGGCATAGACGGGGATATTCGCCACGGCATTGGCCATGCTCTCCACATAGGATGCGGCAGATGAGGCGGCCGCACCAAATGCTCCAATATCCGCCCCGGCCTGAGCAAAACGGGCGCCTAACTCTCCGACAAGCATGCCTTGCTCAACAGAAAGGGTAAGGTCATCCAGAATACTGGTCGCGCCGCTCATGGCGTTGCTGATCGCTTCCGTGGGGCCGGTATCACCGATGGCTACCATCAACTGGCTCCAGCTATCCTTCAGCGTGGATGACAGCCCGATGAGGGTCTTGCTTTGGCGCTCCATGCCCCCGGCAAATTCGACGTTACCTAGACCCTGAAAATAAGCCTGAATCTCCTTGGCGTTGTTGCCGATGACGGTGGTAACCCCGCGGAAGGTCATCGCTACCTTAGCGCCCATCTGTTGGGCATTGACACCAAATGCCTCTTGCGCCCTGGCAAAGTCGCCGGTAATCGCATCTGCAACGGCCTCCGCCATCTGCGGAAGGCTCTTTCCGAGCGCTGAGGCGGTATTACCGTAGCTGGTCATGGACGCGATCGATGCGTCCAGACCGCGATTCTTGAGGGTGACGAAGGCCTGGGTGGCCTCCGCCAGCGAATAGGGAGTATTGGCGGCGAAGCCCTGAAGCGCAGACCAAGCGCGGTTGGCCTGTTCTACCGACCCGGTGGCCGTGACCAACTGGGCGCGGAATTTACTGGCCTCCATATTGGCGCTCATAAAGGACGCCGCCAGCCGCTCAACCGTCAGCGCTGCCGTGGCGGTAATGGCCAGGCTTTTGAGCGAGGATGTCAGCGACTCGATACCCGCTGACGAGGCCTTGCCCTTTTGTCCGAGACTACCAACCGCCCCCTCGACCTGCTTGAGGCTGGTAATCGCCGCCGAGCCATCGGCGTTGATGCGCAGTGAGACGGTCATGGGTCCGGCCATGGCGATTACCTCGGGTGGCTCTTGGGTGCGTCTTTGGCGGCGCGATCGGCGGAGATTTGCAGGAACACCCGCTCCAGTGCCTGCACGTCCTCAAACAGGGCCGGCGGATCACCGCGCAGGCGCATGGCGGCCTCGACCCCGGCATAGTTCAGCCCCACTGGCAGGCCGGACATGCCGGCGCGTTGCCACTGGGTCTCACAGGCGATATAGAGCGAGGCAGAGGGCAGATTCTCCGGCCACAACTCCACGGCCTGGCACTGTCCACACCATGACTTCTCACCGCGCGCCTCCTGGCAAACGCGGCAGGTCTCCTGACCCTGGCTGTCGCCAGCGTTGTAGCGCCAGCGCAGCCAGTCCATTAGTTTTTTACCCGGCCGTTGTCGTCGAGATCGGTGATGGCATCGCGCACCGCCTTGACCACCCAGGTCGCGGAGTCCAATAGCGCCCGCAGGTGATCTGGATTGAAGGCCAGCGGTGCCCCCGCCTCGTCTCCGATGTCCTGCCAGTCGGTGATGCGCGCCACCAGGGTATCGATGTCGGCAGAGATGGCCTCGGGGCTGAGGGCCTCGGAGATGGCGACGAATTTGGCCAGCATGGCGCCCGCCGATTCGATGGCGCCGGATTCGGACTCGGCACGCAGGCGGTCCACCTGCTCCTGGATGATGTCGTGCTTGCGGGCGGCGTTGGCGGTATGGCTGATCAGCCGCACCTTGAGGCGGATGGTGGCCTTTCCATCTGGGTCCGGCAGGGTGACGGGCAGCCAGACTTCGCGGTCAGATTTCAGCTTGAACATGGTCAGTTTTCCTAGGAATGTAGTCAGTTGAGTCTGCTTCGAATTTCACTTCAACGAGCGGCATTGACACTGCATCTTCGAGGGTAATGCGCAGATATATCACGGGATAGCCGTCCAGGTTGACGGCATCCAAGATGCGCTTGCGTAACGTATGCACATCTGTGGTTGAACGTGATTCGACATCTTCAGAGGTCATGGTCAATTTCTCTTGTGTCAGTAATGGCCAGTTTAGGTGCCAGGCCGGGGCCGCGGCCCCGGTTACTGGCTATCCCGCGACTGACCGGCGCGAGATTAGGCGGAGATGGTGGCGGTGGCGATCGGCGACAGCAGCACGGCGATCAGGCCCTTGTCGGTGGCGCCAGACTTGAAGCTCTTGAAGTCGAAGCTGACCTCCATGCCGTTGGGCGAGGAGATCGGCGCACTGGTCAACTGGATCAGGGCGTGATCCAACTTGATGGACAGATTCTCGTTACCGGCGCTGGCCCCGGTGCCGGTACCCGAGGAACAAATCAGTTCCAGGGCGGTATCGGTGCGGGAATTGGCCTTGTCGATGAAGGCGCTGAACAGGGTGGTATCGACAATGGCCGTCACCGATCCAGTGCAATCGGCGAAGCCCTCGGGCAGGTCCACCCGCTCGCCACTGGTGCCCAGGCAATAGCGCCCGGTATCTAGGTTGTTGGCGACCTTGATAGTGGCGCTTTTGGCGATCAGGACCGAGGAGCCGCCGATCTTGATGGTGACATCCGGGGCAAACCAACCGGTATGGCCGGGGTCGTTGAGGCTGGCATCGAGGGGCGAGGAGGCGATGGTGTACTTGGCGCCGTTGACGGAGCAAGACAGGGTGACGGCACCTTCCTGGGGGAAATCGAACGTCGCATCGTTGATGCGGCATCCCAGGAATTGCTCGACTTTTGAGGAGATCCCGGCAGGAATCCAGTTTTTCTCACAGATAAACCCCACCGGCAGGCTGGTGGGTAGGTAGGTGTGGGTATAGGGGGCACTGGCGCCGGTGGTGGTGGGGGCTCCCAGGATGTGCTTAAGCCACCACCAGACGTGGGTGGGTGACACCTCGGTCTTGATGGTGCCCGTCACGTCGATGTTGCCGGCGCCGGGGATGCTGCGCGAGCGATCGACGCTGATGGTGTTGGCATCGACCAGGTTGCGGTTGGCCGCCAGGCTATTTTCGACGAAATAGGCCAGCATGCCCGCAGTAACAGAGGTGGTGGATTTGTAGGTGACCTCATCATAGAGGCCAACGCGGACGGCGGAACCAAGAACGGACATGATTAGCTCCTCAGAAGGTGGAAGGTGAAAGGCAAAAGGTTAAAGGGGTAGAGGCGTTTCATCTTGGGTCTTTGACGCCTCTTCCTCTTGTGCGACCGGGACAAACCCGCGCACGGACAGGGTGGCGGCCACCTCGGGGGTGACCTCGTATTCGACCCCGCACTCGTAATCGCCCACGCGCACCCAGCGGGTGCCGTGGTTGATGATGCGGACCAGGGGGGCAGGCGCAGGCTTGGACATAGGTATCCTCAGCGGATGGGTAGAATCTGACGGGTGACACAGGCGAACTCGGCGGCGTACCACCAGAGGCCGGCGTCCTGGTGTAAAAAGCGATCGCTAATGGCATAGAGGGGCTCGCATTCAGATGAGGGGCGCCAGCCCACAAGGGAGGCACGCAGCCGGTCCAGAATGGCGGGGGCGCCATCCGGCCCCCACAGCTGCCGCAGTACCAGGGTGATGCCGATGCGGATGGTGCGCTGCTGCTCCACCCGTCCCATCATCTGGGGGGCTCCGCTACTGGACCCAGGATAGGCGATCAGCAGGGCCCCAGTCGGATGATTGAGGCGGTAATCCTCGGGGCGATCAGGGAATAGCTCGACGGAAAGTTCGGGGAATGTCGCCTTTAGGGTGGCCTGGGTATCCCCTATCAGGGTGTCAGTGGCGATGGCCATATCAATAACGGCTCAGTAAATCGGCCGTAAAGAGCCGGTCCGGGGCCACGACGCGCACGCGCCCTTCTTCAGGGGCTAGGGTTTCGCCTCCGGGGGCGCTGGCAATAGCCAGGCTCATCTTGCCATCGCGTACCGCATCGAGGGCCTTGAGGGCCTCCTGGGCGGCCTGGGTGACGGCTGGTGGGAGTTCCTGGCCATCGGGGCGGCGGCTGTAGAGCCACAACCGGGCCAGAGCCAATGCCCAGTCCTTGAGTTCGCGCGGGACGCTGGCTAGCGGCAGGGGGTATCGGTGGCGCAAGCGGGCGTCGATCTGAGCATCGGCATAAGCGCGGGCCTCGGCGACGACCTGCCAATCCGGGGCAGCGGCCATGGGATCATCGGCCGATAGCTGGATGAGGATGCGCGCGGCGATCAGGTTAAACAGGTCGGCGTCGGTGGTGTAGCTCATAGCGCCTGCGCCAGGGCAAACAGTTCGTCCAGGGCGGCATCGTCCAGGTTCAGGGCGGCGCCAAAAACAGCAATCCAGGGATCGAGGCGCCGGATCTCGTCGGCATACTCCCAACTAATCTGAGCTTGCCTACGCAGGAGCTCGTCGCTGATGCCGTTGATGGCGGCCTCTACGTCATCCAGTAGGCCCACCTGGAGCAGGGCGAGGCGGGCCTGGCGCGGCGTGATGGCGAGCTTGGCCCGCCACGCCGCGCGCCGGCGCGCGGCCTCGGCCGCGCCCACCACGACGATCCGCCACTGGCGCGTCCATGCCCCGTCCACCAGGGCCAGGAGTCCGGCCATCAGCGCGGCGGCCATCCGCCACTCATCTCCGCCGCCACGGCGCTAAAGTCCGCCTGAGAATCATCAATCAAAGCACCCAGCGCCTGGCTGCGCTCATGACAGGCTTGGCCGTGGGCGGAGAGTGCCGCTTGCAGCGCCATGATCCCGCTCGCGTCCAAGAGCATCTCGTAGTCGTCGGCGCACTTCCAGGTGGTCGCAAAGGGAGCCGATGCCAAACTGGCCGTGATCGCCGTAGTAGCGGCGTTGTTTAGCCGCAGGATCGAATCCCGGTCACTGTCCACCGGATGCCCGGCGAACCAAAAGCCACCAGTCTCGGCGGCAGTGCGGGCCGCGCGGCGAGCAGCGTGCAGTTCCTCCCGCAGCGCGGTCAGGGCCTCCTCCACCGCAAGCGGGGTCTTGGCCGTTACCTGCCACGCCTGGACCCAGGCCCCTTCTGTCTCTACCGGCGCCGTCTCGGTGAGGTCTTCGCGGAGGGGGTCATAGGCCGGGGGGTCCGTCAGCATCACGGGGACCAAACCCAACCAAGCCAGGCACTCGTCTGACGGCACCGCCGGCAGCGAGGTATGGGGGTGCGCCGCACGGATAGCCGCGATTTGACGGTAAACGACGCCGGTTTGAGGATTAAGCCACATGGGTATTTATCCTCATGGGGACACCGTTAGGACAGCGGCGGAGTAGCCTTGGATTTCTCCAGTGTCGCCTATATCCGCGCTGAGGGTATTGCCCGAAGCGCCGTATAAGATGTAGCGGTGTTTGACAGTGGACAAATTAGTCAGGTTGGTGGTGGTCTCACCGCTGACACTAAAGGTAAACGACAAGTCACCACCCCATGCCCGCCCTACACCGACGGCTAAGGCGGGCAAGGCGCCGGGGCTGTCCAGCGTCACTGCCGCCGGATTGCCGGTTGCCCATCGCCCATCGCTATCAATGACGCTGACGCTACCGATGGCGCGGGTAGCGCGAAACTGTTCAATAGCCCAGTAATTCATCCCAGATAATGAGCTTTCCGTGCCATCCGCAATCTTGTAGGCAATCGTGGAGCGCCCACCGTAAGAGTTTGTTCCAACACCTTCAGCATGAGTACAGACCTCAGTGAAGCCGCTCGGCACTACGTTAGTGGGGTCCGCCACAAATACCCCAGAAGAAAGATCGCTGGCGAGATAAATAAGCAGGTCACCGGCCTGTGGCGTAGCAGACAAGGTGGCGGGGGAAGTTGAGCCCGCCGCCAGGTTTTGAACGTACTCCAGCTCAAAGGTTTTTGGCATGGCCCGTAGGCGATGGTGCAACATCAGGCGGCTCCCACCAGGGCGCCATAGACCTGGCTGGCCACCTTCCACAACTCGATGACGGTGTATTTCGTCGTATCGAGTGTTGGCGCGGTGCCCCCGACCCAGACCACGCCGGAGCCCCCGAAGGTGCTATCCGTCCAGGTCAGGGCATAGGCCGAGCCGTCCAGCACCATGAGGGTCACGCTCTCGCCGGCGGCGAAATTCGTGGCCTTGGGCGTGCGGCTGGCGCCGAGGGTGATCAGTTGGATGGAGCCGTTGCCGGGGTCGATCTCGAAGGCAGCGCCATCGGTGATGGTGTACACATCCTCGGTGATGGCCCCGGTGATAACCGGGTCCGTCAGTGCTTTATTGGTCAGCGTCTGGGTATCGCTGACGCCGACCAGGGCGCTGCTGGGCTTGGTAACAATGGCCGCCGTGCCGGCGCCGGTGCGCTCGATCAGGCCCGTGGTGCTCAACCCGGCCAGGGCGGTCAGGTCGCTGTCCGCTGGCTGATAGGTGCCGCTATGATTATGCCCCGTCAGGGCATATTCCCCGTAGGTGCTGACCGACAGCCCCACCGCCAGCCGCCCCTCGTCGGTAATCAGATAGGGCTCGCCCACCTGTAGACCGCTGGCGGTGGCGGCGGCGTTCAGTTGCGCCCGCGTGCCCCGCTTCATCAGGAGGGTGTTGGCCACGGTCAGAAGGTGCCGCCGTCAATCGTGGAGGCGCTGGACAGATAATCCGAGCCCACCGTCGCCGCCACCAGGCCGGTGCCGGACTTCTTGAAGATCGCCCCATCGCCGGCGCCGCTCAGGTTGGCCCCGGTGCCGCCATAGGCCAGGCCGATGGCCGTAGCCTGCCAGGTGCCCGTCGCGAGGGTGCCCAGGGCGGTGATATTGCTGGGCACCACATCCAGGTCCAGTTGCTGGCCGTTGAGGGTGACGCTGATCTTGCTGGAGGCGGCATTAATCTTGCGAAATTGCAGATCCACGCCCGACTTGCCGTCATAAACCCCGGTGCCAGCGGCGCCGACGTTGCTGGCGGTATTGGTCTCGCCACTGGCGCTGCCGGTCATCTGCGCGAAGGCCAGGCCGGTGGTGCCCAGGGTGATGGGCGCATTGGTGGTCAGCACCCAAGCCTTATCGCCGCTGGCCGTGCCCTCGGAGACAAACACCGCCAGCCCCGTCGGCACCTCGGCGGAGACATCAGCATCGGTCGCCCGCGCCCAGGCCCCGGCGGCCACCACATAAAGGCCATTGGCGCTGGCCGTACTCTGATCCTTGACCAGCACCCGGTCTCCAGCGATCACCGCCACCCCGTCGATGGTCTGAGTGCCCGACAGGGTAATGTTGGCGGTGGTGGCCGCGCGGACGCTGGCCTTCCAGGACAGGCCATGGGCCAGGGCATCGACATAGGCCTTGGTGGTGGCGTCGGTATCGAGGGTGGGCGTCGCCAGGTTGGTGATCTTCTGGCTGTTGAGACTCAGCGACCCGGTGGGCGCCGTCATCTGGTCCAGGCGGCTGGTGCGCACCTGGGTGTCGAAATCCGAAATCTTGGCCGCCGTCAGGGTCGGGATATCGCCCGCCCCCAGGGTGGTGCCGCTGGTCACCCGCCCCTTGGCGTCGGTGGTGACCTTAGTGTAGGTGCCCGCCGTGCCGGCGTTGGCCAGGGTGGCGGTAATGGCGGTGGTGCCGGAGCCCGTCACGTCCCCGGACAGGCTGATGGCCTGGTTGGCGGTCAGATAGCCCTGGCCCTTGACGAAGGCGGTTGTCGCCACCCTGGTCGAGTTGTCGGACCCTGCCTGGGTGGTGGCGATGGTGAGCGCCCCCAGGTCGCTGGCGCCACTGAAGGTCTTGGCGCCGGAGATGGTCTGGGTGCCGGCCAGGGACACATAGGCCCCCGGCCCGCCAATGGCGGGGATCGAGGTCGCCGCCCCGCCGCTATCGCCCTTGCCGTAGTAGAGGACATCATCCTGCTCGTTATAGGCCAGTTCGGCGGCGGCCAGGCTGGACGGTGACCCAGATGCCCCGCCCGCGGCGCGGCGCTTAATGCGTATCGTATTCGGCATTAGAAATTGCCCCCGTCAGTAATAGTGGTACGAACGACGTTGATCCAGGTGTCCGTGGCGAACTCCAGGTGATCGCCCGGGCTCAGGCCCGTCATGCTGGTGGGATAGCCCCCGATCAGCGCCGCGCCGGCAGGGCCCGGAGGGCCGGCAGGGCCCGGAGGGCCGGTGGGGCCCGGCGCTCCGGCCT